ACTTTGAATATATTGTTTGACTGCAGGATCAGTTTGAACTTTTTTGAGTTTGTCTTGCCAGTCAGCCGACGGTGCTTGATACTGGGGGCCAAATCCTTGCTTGCTTAATTTTTGAGAGGCGGCTTGTGCAGTTGATGCATAGCTGGGTGCTTTACCAAAAATACCAGTGGATCTATCGTAGGCTCTAGTGGCAGGATTGTTTGTGACTGCTGATGCAGCTGAACTGGCGGCACTTTTGACTGCTGGTGCAACTGCTGACGCAGTCTTGTTATAGACATTTTTAGCCCCGGTTGCAGCAGACCCAGCAACATTTTTTATGTTTTTGCCAGCCTGTTTAACTCCTCGTATGATTTCTTGGTCAGTTGGTATCATACCTTTGATAGTATTGCCCATTGTGCCTGTTTTGTTTTTAAGACTGTCCATGAACCCTTCGTTCAATGGGTGTTGTGTTAGTTCATGAATTTGCATCTGTGCGTCTCACTTGACGTGTAAATTTGCCAGGATCTCTCAGTCGAATCGCATTAATTAACTTACGTTGTAAATTATCTGCTTGTTCTGGTGTATAACTAGAGTCTATTTGTTCTAGTAATCTTATGGCACTGGTAATGATATTGGTAGCACGATTTTCAATCACATGACGTTGGTCACGCTCAATGTACATTGCATCCAACTCTTCCAAAAGACTGCGTGTTTTTTTTTGCATTTTATACCAGAACCTTTGGATTATTTATTGATTTTTTTGGTTTGGTGTGCTAAGTTATACTCCGCATACATCATTGCATATTACTAATCGTCCCTGACTGAATGTAGGAATATTCCAAGTTTTTTCAATGCCAGCAAACCAACATATGCAGTGTGCCAAATCATATTTCAATGCATTATTTTCGTGTACCATGTGTTTGAATTGTGCATTGGCCGCGGCATGGTAGTTACCGTGTCCGTATTTATGTGGATTGAAGCCAAGAAAACAACAAGGATACACATCGCCGGTGCTCGAAACATAAATTTGTTTGGTTTTTTTAACTGCACAAGATATTGGCTTTTCAACTCTATCCACTATGATATCTTCTAATAGAACTTCGTCTGTGGTTCGAGTTTTCCATAGTTTATCAAAATGCACTTCAACTGGAGTACCAATGATTCCTGAGAGTTGTTTATTTTTATCAAAGATTGGCGATTGATTTCTTCCTGTGTCCACTAATTCAAATTTTTTGAATCCCATATGTGCACTGATTTTTTCAGCAAGTTTTTGCTGGTGTTTATTGTGATCAAAATCAATCATTTTCCATATTGCCTGGCCGCCAGCGGCAATGAAAATTTCAGCATTTTTTACAACTGTATGATAAGATGTATTTTGTCTATATATTGAATGAGTATCTTCAAGACCATCAATACAGAATGCTACAATAACATCAAGTCTGGCCAATTCTTGCCAGTAATCCAGATTTCTCGCTCCTGCATTTGTACTCATGCTGATTTTTACTGTGCTTGAGCATTGTCTAAAATACCTAATAATATCAATGGTTTCTGGATTCATAACTGCATCTCCAAAATTACCATTGATCAGTATTGTTGATAACTGAGCCACAAATGATTGACAAAATATTTGTTTGGCCTCATACAATGTCATGTTATGTTCAATGTATCCATCATTGTAAGGATAACCATAAAAATTCCTTGGACATAGTGGACAATTGGCATTGCACTTTGAACTTATTTCCAAATGCAATCCAGAGATTTCAGACAAGGTATACATTATGTTGTTTTAATTTTGCCCAACAACTGTTTGAGTTTGGCACTATTGACATCAGCAGTTACTTTGCCAACATCGTCGGGTTCACTAGACTCGGCTACTCGACTTTGTGTTTTGATACTGTCATATATGCTGGGTTTCTTTACAAAGCCTCCAGAATTTTCGTCAGATGATTCTCCTGAGTCAGTGATTCTCATGGTTTCAATATTGTATTCTAAGTCAATTTTCTGTCCCACACCTGTACTGCTACGACTTTTCATGCACTGAATTTGATAGCGACCACGTTCTTTCATGGCTCTGGAAGTAAAAATACCAAATACATTGTCAGCTGTGTTAATTTTACTGATACCACCAGAAATATGACTGTGGTCAAATTCCACTTCTTCCACTGCTGACCTATTCAACTGACTAGCGGTGACAAATAAAACATTGAGTTCTTTGGCCAAATTGCGTAGTTCTTCGCTCACATACTTGTCTTTGACAAACAGGTCATTGGGACTAACTTTGGCACTCACTGGCATCAATAAATCCAAATAGTCAACCATGATAAAGTCTACTCTGAGTCCAGTTTGTATTTGTACTTCTTTGATATAACTTCTAATGTCGTTGATATTGCTTTGTGCCGGCAGTGCTTTGACTCTGTACTGACCGGATTTTTTGGCCATCATTTTCACTTTGAGTTCAGTGGTATCAATGTCTTTGCGTATTTCTTTGGTGCCCATGTTGGTCAGCATGGCATCTGTTCTAAGTGCACACAAATCTTCACTGAGTTCTAGACTCACATATACACCACTGAGACCTTGTTGTAACCAATTCAGTGCAATATTCATCATCACAAGACTTTTGCCGGATCCAGATCCGCCGGCAAAAATATTTAATTCACCACGACTGAACCCGCCGTACAACAACCTATCCATCTGTGGCCAACCAGTTGATACCTGGCCACCTGAGTTGAAATATCTGTTGATACGAGCTGCAGGATCTTCAAAATAATCTATGCCCATGTCTTTGGTCAGGCTGATTTGTACTGCATCTTTGATCAATTTTTCCACCGGATCATAGTCGCCTTTTTCTAACAAATCTGCTGATTTCAAAATTGCTCGTTCTAGTTCTTGCCGACGAGTAAATGATTCAAATTCTTGCATGAACCATTCAAAATGGCCCTCATTCAGATCAGGTGTATACTCTAGTTTGATACCTGTACTGGCAGCAATTTGTTCTCGAGTGGGCAATGTCTTATACTCTGCACTGTGTTTTTTGACAAACTCTGCAGCTGGTCTCAGACTGCGATCAAAGTTTTCAGGGTTATAAATATTTTGTACCCGTATATAACTAGATGCATCTTGCAGCATCATCTCCAAAAACAATCGTTGAACATCAATTCCGTATTCTTTTAACACACAAATTCCTTGTAATATTTTCCTATTTTCAAACTATTTTGCCAGTTGGTGCCTCTACGCTGATCAATTAGATTTAATTGTTGTATCCAGTTATCATTGGCAGTGTCAGATAGGGTAGATTCTAAATAATTAGCCATGTTTTGCAATTTTAATCGAGTCTTTAACTGGTCAATTACCAACTTTTTAATTGTTATATCAAGATTTGCTGGACTAAAGTTGTTTGCTAATTGCCAATTAAAATCTGATATATCGCCTTCTCGATTTGAATTAAGATTTTGTTCAAACCAATCTACCACATCTATCATTTCAAGTATATTATAACTGCCTACCGTGACATTGAACCCAAACATTACATTACTGGGTAATTGTGCTTGCATAGTCAGTAAATTTTTATTGACTTGTGCCCATTGTGCAGGCCATCTTACGTATTCAAATGCTATACCAATGGCATCAATGCTGAAAAATAATTTGACTAGTCTGGCTTTTTTCCATAGATCAATAAGTTGCGTATCAGGCATTACAGTACCATTGGTATTATAACTTATAAATGTATTTTTTAAAATGCCTTGTTGTTCTAATTTTTTTAAAATTGAAGTTTGATCACTGTTCAGTAACGGTTCTCCGCCATTGAAATGTATTTTTTTAATATTAGAAAGATCCAGATTGTTTAAAAAATTGTTATTTTTTTGAAATCTTCGACCTATACTTGCTAGCCGATGCTTGTCATAATTTAATTCGTTGGCCCAGCTACTGCTTTGCAGCGGGCCGCACATTACACATGCAAGATTACATGCCCACGTAGCATTGTGATCAAGAGATTCTAGAGACACAATATGGTCAGGCAACGAGCTGGCATAAAATTCAATGGCACTTAGTCGGCGACTCTTGTGTCCAACTTTTTCCATTTTCCAGCAACGATCACAAGCTTCTGGTTTTTCATTCTGATCAAACTTTTGCCTCAATGCGGATAGATGCTTACTTGTCTTAAAATCAAAACCTTCAACTGATTCAATTTCGCTCTCGGCTTGACAACAAGGGGCTACACGAATTTTATCATCATTGAATCGATCAACATACATACCGTGATAAATTTCAGGACACCAATTATGACTCATAATAAATACTTTTTTAATTCGCTATGTCTTTTTAACAAATTGTTTTTTCCTTAATTCTATTTTTAAGCGACTGGTTTCTCTTGCTTGAAATATAGTTATCATTGCAGCCAGTTGACCCATATGAATCACTGCGTCATTGACATCTTTGATGCCCACGGGCCAGTCTGGCATGCTTACTGCCCAGCCCAACTCTATGGCACGATCCACCAGCTCCATACCTGATGTGTCGTGGTCTGGGACCACTGTGATTTCTCTTCCTAAACTTCTTATCAGTCTGGCTTGTGCATCGCTTATGGTATTGTGCATCACTGCCAATCCGCCAATACACAAGGCATCAAAGATGCCTTCCGTGACCAATGCATGTTTCCACGTGTTTTTTTGAAGATCAGTACCAAACACATATCCAGGTTGACTGCGGTTGATGTACTTGGGCCCGCTTGTACCAAGCATTCTGGCGCACCAGCCTACCATGATATTGTTGTGCGTAAACGGAATAATCACATGTGGACGAGTCCAGTGCACACCATCATTTTGCATCTGCACCATGATAGGGTAATCTTCTGGTACACATCTTTCTCGCGCATATCTCCAGTATTCTGTGTGTTCCGGTGTGAGTAATTCTGCATGCGGCGGAAGATCATCTTGTGCTTCAAAATTTATGTTGTTGAGTATCTCAGTGATTTGCTGTCGATCATCCAAGATACCTTCTATGCTACGATGTCTGAGGCTTTCCAAATTCAGCAGGTCAATTTCTCGTTCAGGAACGTTTAACAGTTGCAAAAATCGTCGAGCGCGAAATCCCACACTTCGGCCAAGAATAAAACTGGCTGTAGTTTGACAATTAAAACAGTGATAACTCCAACCTTTTTCACTGACTTTGAGACCGCCTCTTTGTCTTTTGTCCGCACAACAGGGCGCATTAAAACTGATCCAGCCCGAAGGAGTGAATTTTTTCTTATTTGGCAAGTAACTAACCACATCAATCATGCAGTTAGTATAACACAATCTGCAATATAAATCAATTTTATCGATAAGATAAATCAAGCACATAGCCTGTGCTGATAATAACCATGGCTCCTTGTTGACTGGGGGCCACCGGATAGTAGGGAGTGTTGATCCCAGCATTGGGCACTATCCAATAGCCGCTGCCGCCATTGGTCACAGTGATGCCAGTGACTTGTCCAGAATCATCAATAGTAGCTTCTGCAGTGGCGCCTGCGCCATCGCCCACAATATTGATTTTGGGCGGAGCAAGATAACCTTTTCCACCATTTTGAATAGAAATGCTAGTAACCACGCCATTGTCGCAGGTTGCATAAGCAGTGGCAGGGACTCCTGTGCCAGGAGGAGTAGCAAATACCGAATTATTAAAGCATAATCGCAAAAGAGGATACCATCCAATTACATTTAAATATATGGTACCTGTGTAATTGTAGTAGGTAATACTTTCAGATCCAGTAGAGTTATACAGTGTAGCTCCAACAGGTACATTGTAAGGTATGGCTTCGTAATCTTCGGCAGCCTGTGCTTTGATTGTGCCTGTGTACCCATCCAGGGTCATTTGAATTGTGGTAATGGAATTTTGTGGCTTGATAAAACTAGTATAGTATTCTGTATTCAAAAAACTATTCCAGTAGTTGGCCCCATTGGGATTGCCGGCCCAGTACCAGTTTTCTGATGGATAATCCTGAAAACTAGTACCATCTGCAGACCCTTGCGATGATAATTTTACAGTGGGAATGGTCAAAGGAATACTAGGAATATGTTGAGGAAACACACTGTCTACTATGTCCACTGGTGCTCGTGCTCCTGCCTGAGCATCCACAAATACTGCCGTGGTAAGATTACCACTGCTGACTGCAATACTGTAGCTGGCCGTTTGTGCTAGAACTTCTAGTAGGTCACCAGCAGGTATTGTAACTTTGACCCTGCCCAAGGTTGCATTCAATATGACCATGGGTTGTTGATACAGAAGTAATAGACCTTCTGTATCAACCAATCTGAACACAAACGAACTGCCTGTGACATCCACTGGTTTTTGTTCCTGATTGATAAATTGAAACAACAATACATTATCAACACCTTTGTTGATGGTTAGTTTTTTTGCATACACAGGATCGTACCTCGCAGTGAAAAAAGCACCACTGGTGTCTATCAATAATACTCTGGTAATTTGCTGATATAAATACGCCGTGGTTGAATACATAGGAATCTCCAACAATATTTATGGGCAATGACTTGTTTGCAAAATTAGCTGAAAAATATCCCTTTATTACCTTTTGTGTGTATGCATCTACGGAATACGTAGGCATTGTACAAAATCAAGACGACGCTATCACCACAATATATGATTTTGGTAGCATACAAGACATAGAAAAAAAGAAATTATTTTTAGAACTTGCAGGAGTCTGGTGGTGGGAAAGCAACAGGAGCATTCCTATAAACATTTTTCTAAAGGCTGACTGGGATCCCTTCAAAGTTTATTTAAAAACTTTCAGCAACAAAGACCTTGTGATACTACACGGGCCAGTTTGTAGTCTAATAGAAATGAGTAGGAAAAAATCCAAACGAAAATCTATTACACTGATGCGACGTCTTGATTGAGTATATTCATGTGCAATGTGACCAAAGCAGCGTAGCTTATAGCATGTGATTTTTTAAACACATATCCTTGGCTGTCATCTCCATTCCAGACTGATTCAAAAATTTCTGGCCAGGGCTTGTTTTGTAAGTGCGATTTGCCGGGACGAATTATACTGATAAATGCTGCCATTCTGGGCACAGTATCTGGACGCATAGATCTCAATAATTCAGTGTAGTTTCCTATGTGCACCAACTGACTGGCCCAGTCAACATCTTGCCATAATCTATGCCACGGTGGACTTTCGGTCAACATTTTGGTATAGTGCTCATGATCACGAATCAATTGGTATACACCCATATTTAAAAAATCAATTTTAAAATATCCTCGTTGTTCTGCATCTTTGTAATCTATGGCTGCACATTGATGTATTGGGTCGTAGGGTATTTTGGTCACATAGATTCCAGAATTATGACGGCGAGGTTGTCCCTGCACTACCTGACGAGCAGCCGTATGCGGAATTAATTTTAAAACTTGTTCTCTATCTGCAAAATCTATGTCAATGTCTGCACTCATTACCATCCTGCCTTAGCCAAAATATCTTTAGCATATTCTTGATCTGCTGCATAATCATGAAATTTCTTGTGCCATATGTCTGTGTCTATGTATGGCCATATCATGGAAATTTGTTCTGAAGTCAGTTCCGACAAAAATTTTTGGCCAGATTCTGAGTTGTATATAACCCAAGCACTGATGCGTCCAGTTGTTATGGCATAGCAGATAGCATTGGAATTACCATATCGCAAACAGTCGTGTGCAGGATTGTTGGTTTGTGCCTGCCAATCGATGCTGAATTCAATGGCTCTGGCAATGGCATCATTTATATGTTCTACCTGCAGATAGTTCAGCAAATATTCTGTATAAATGCTGTCTCGACACCAATGGTCAATTTTTTTATTTTGTTTAAGTACATACTCAATAAATCTTGCAGGATTTATTGCTCGTATAGCTACACAGTAACGACCAAATTTTACAAACGCTCGATAATAAGGCGAATCAGCAAAGTCATCAAAGGTTTTTAGTTTGGCAGATCCTTGAGTGAGCTCGTAAAATTTCAAATATGCCTGCAGACCCAGTTGAACTCCACGTTCAGATTGTTCTTGTCTACGTCTGCGTGGTTCGCAACTGTGCACTGTTAAACTGGATTCTTTGACAAAATTTTTACGACAAAACTGACAAGTATAAGTCATTTTTCTTGACCAAGTTCACGCAAATGCGCATTGATTTCTTGTTGTGACACCAGCTTACTCATAACATCTATATCTGAACTTTTGAGATTAGGAAACAGTTGCATCAACTGTTTTTTCTTGGTGCCAACATTGGCAGATTTTTCATCTTTTTTCTTGGGACTGATCCATTGATGTCGATGTACACCCATGCCAGGACTCACTGAGCTGGCACACAGCCATTGCAGTTCTGGATGTCGATTTATGGCAAAGAATTGTTTGTTCAGCCGCTCATTGGTACTGATCAAATAAAACTCCTGCAGGTCTCTTGATCCTGTCACAGCACTGCCCCAGCGTATCATCAAAAAGTTGCTGAATTTTTTCTTTTCTTCATCAGTGAGATCACAATAAAACTTTCGATTTTTTAAATCAAATTCTTTCATTTCATTGGCAATATTCAATTTGTCCATTACCAGGCCTTGCTGTAATCCACTATTTCACAGTTGCGACTGATATCTTTGACAAAATACACACAGTCTGGTCGATCTCCGTCGGTGATAGGAACGCACAGCATTTGACCATTTTTTAACTTGGGAGCATACCAAGTAACTTCTTGATACACATCTAAGATTTCAATATCAGGAAAACTGGGTCTAAAACTTGAGAGCGGGTTGAATTGAAAAACACGAAAGCCTCGATCATTGATACTGGTCAATGGTAGTACTTCCAGATCACCCAAGTCTGGCTCGCCGATGAGTATTTGCCAGTCCATGGGCATTTTTAGTCTGTGACTGCCTATTCTCAATACCAGTGCAGGAGATGTAAAACTTTCTAGAAATATCAATGGTATGTAATGATAGTCAGGATCTGCAGGAGTTGAATTGTCTAGTATGGCAAATCGCATGTCTTCTACTTCATCAGGCAAGTGATCTAGTTCATAGTGAGTGTTGTCAAGTGTTAGTATTCGCATGTGTACAGTATAACATATTGCTGTTGTGCAATGCAACCTTTTATTTCCATTCAAGTTTTTCTTGCGTGAAAGGATAGTTGGCTTCTTTGTAAAAAGTTTTACGTTTGGTCAAATGGCGTTTGGCAAATCTACAGGTACTGGTTATGTCCCAAATTTCTACATGGTCTTTGTCTTCAGCTTTTCTAATGCCACGCCCAATTGACTGTATAACCCTGACAAAGCTTTTTCCGGGCTCAAGAAGAACCAAATTAAATATCCTAGGAAGATTAATACCAACAGCGGCCACACCGTAAGTCGCCACAATAATCTTGCCAGTGCTAGTTGCAATTTCGTCGTATTCATTCTGTCTATCTCCTGCCTTGGTTGATCCTGACACAAATACCGCATTGTCTAATTGTGCTACCAAGGCCTGCCCGGCAGCAATTCGATCAACCAAGACCAAAGTGTTGCCAGTGGCATTGACTTGACGTACAAGATTGGCAATAGTGGCCAATCTATCTTCTTGTTCAAGCAAATATTTTAATTCGCTTTGGTAGTTATTAAACTCGGCGTGATCTACCAATTGCACAATGTTTACATGGCACTGTGCCAGAACGCCTTTGTCCTGTAGTTCACTGGCAGCAAGTTGACTTATAACTGGACCAATACTTACCAAAAGACTTTGACTTTCAAATTTTTCTTTGGGTATGGTTCCTGTCAATCCCCAGCGTATTGGTATGTGACTCATTACACCTGTGAGCAAAGTTTTGAGTGCATCTGCCTTGGCCATATGTACTTCGTCCACTATGACACACACTACATCTTGTAAGAAATCTTGTATGGTAATTTCAGCCACGGCATTTTTGGTGTTTTTTAACAACACGTTTAGACTTTGCCAGGTACATATTGTGTGAGTCCGGGCAAATTCTTTACGATCTCCAAAGAACACCCCCACATCAAGTCCAAGATTGGCATAGTCTTTTTCTGTTTGTGTGACCAAGCTTTTGTTTGGCACAATGATAATACTGCGTCCATAAGATTCAACACTGCTACTTAATGCAGCAGTCATGATTGTTTTGCCTGCACCAGTGGCTACTTCTTGAAGACACTGAGGATTAGATAAAAAATTATTTACAATTTCTACCTGATAATCGCGTAACATGATTGCACTACCTGCTTTATCATGCCCTTTGGGCCAGACCTTGTGTGCAAATGTGTGTTCGGTCACTGTGGTAAAATTAAATGTTGTGCGATAGTCTCTGAGATCGTCTAGCTCGATGTCGTAATCAAACTTTTCCAACACAGGAATAATTTCTGGAAGTAAATTTACATAGGTACTTCCGCCCATTTGAAAATAGCTGACTTTGCCATCCCATCGTCCTAATCTTACTGCAGGAAGATATCTGGCATAAGGAACATCATACTTGAACATGTTGACAAGAGCACGACGTACATCTAAATCTAGGCCTTCTAATTTTATATTAACTTCATCGCGAATTATTATGTTACATTTTTTCATTGTAGGTATACTTTATTTACATATTGTCGTTGGCGTATCTGATCAAGTATGAACTCTTTGTTGTAATTTTTTGACAATACTGCCACTGGAAATCTCAATGGCAGTAATTGAGGATCTTGAAAATTTGAAAAACCAAGTTTATTAAAAAATTCACTGTGGCTGGTAAAGTAATTATACATGCGGTCTAGATCTGGATTGGATTTATAAAATCCAACATTGAAATCTGCACTGTAAAAATTAAATGGTCTGAATGCGTCATTGGCAATAAATCGATCATTATCGTTGGCAAGATCTTCAAGAGTCTTTCCAATCTCCACATAATTCAAACACACAGACCCCCAGGGTGGCGAAATTACGCCAAATTTTTGCATCATGTCCAATGGGATTGTTTTTGTCTTGGGCATATCAAACCAGGTACACACAAATCTCGGAAGATTGCCTAACACTATTGATTCGCATCTATGCACCGCTATGTTGAGATCAGATAGAGCCTGTTTTACAGTTTCCGGAGCCCGAGACCAAAAGTTTTCAGTCTGTTTGTCCAGTAGTCCATGATATCTTTCAAAAATATTATGCAAGTAATTCAAACAGTCTTGATCGTATATGTTAGTAAATGGTTTGCTGATAATGTGTTGATATGCATTTATGGTTGCTATGCATTTTTTAATATTTGTGACAGCAATTTCTTGTTCAACTTCTTTGCTGTTGAATCCATAAAATCTTTTGGGATTGTCAAGTGTGAAAGATTCTCTGCTCTGCATCCGTTCGATCCAAAGTTCAGTGATAGGTGAATCCAGCAGAGAGAACTGCAGATCAAACTTGTCAAACCCTAATTCTATGTGCAAAGACGAAAACATTTGTTTAGTATACAGTATTTTGCATGGTATGTCAAAAAAAACAGGTGCACGAATGCACCTGTTATAAAAGAACTGTATGTCTACAGTTCTGGAGCTAACTATTAATTATGCATTTTTCATGCAAGTTGTTTCTGCCATGAGTCTCCAACGTGCGGGGAAACTCTTTACCAAATCTGCAATCTTTAGTGCCATGCGTAGACTCATCTCACGCAGACGAGTTTGGTTTGTATTCATAAACTCAATGATGTCATCTTGTGTACACTCTTCAAAATCATAGTCTGCAAACAACACGCCATCTTTGGCAATTTGTTTGATACGCAAAATTTTGTCGCGCATTGTGTCCAATGTCAAGTCAAGATAGTGACAACGACTTTGCAATGCATCCAAGTGATCACGCAATTTTTGCGATTTCATTTGATCAAACTTCAAATTGGTAATAAAAATTACACTGCCTTTGAATTCAAAACTGTCCGGAATACCTTCGTGTCTCAACACACGACTTTCGCTTAACCATGAAATTTTACGTTTCTTGCCAGAGTCTAGTGCACCTTTTAGCAAGTTCAATGCAACATCATCTACTAGAATACTGTCACAGTCATCAAACACTAGAACACAATTTGCATCTGAATACTTGTAGAGAGTTTGATACAAGCCAATTGGAGTAGCTGAGCCTTTGACTACTTCGGCACGAAGTTTTTTACCTGCAATTTTGTCAAACAAACAGGCTTTCTCAACTTCTTGTTCTACACCAAAACTCTTGCCTACTCCGGGCGGGCCACTCACAATCATGGCACGAATGTCGCCT